ATGAACGATTCTTCTCATACTCGCGCCGGCGGCGAGCGGAGCGTTAGCCCACGCAAGTATGTTGGGTTGGGCCGCATCGAGACCGCCGGCGCGCCAGCCTTCGGGGTCGAGAGCGACGACCTCGCGCCGCCCGAGTGGATCCAGCTCATTCCGGCCGGCAGCTTTCACGGGCGCGATGGTCGCGGGCCTTATGTGCTGGCGGATCCGTCGGCGGTCATCGCCGCGACCAACGCATTGCGGATGAAGGCCGGGATCGCGATCGACTACGACCATGCGACCGACTTCGGCGCGCCGCAAGGAAATCCTGCGCCGGCCGCAGGATGGATTACGGAATTTGCGATTCGCAGCGGCGCCATCTGGGGCCGCGTCGAATGGACCGAGCGCGCCGCGAGCGCCATCCGCGCGCATGAGTATCGCTACATCTCGCCGGTTTTCCAGTATGCGCCGAGCGACGGCACTATCACGCGCCTGCTGCGCGCCGGGCTCACCAACAATCCGAATCTTTATCTGACCGCGATCTCGGCGGCCGGAGACGAGGAAAGCAACATGGATGAATTTTTGAAGAAGCTTCGCGAGATACTCGGGCTTTCCGCCGATGCGTCGACCGACGACATCCTGGAACGGCTGGGAAACGCAGCCGGTGACTACGATGCCGCGGCCGCGCATCGGTCGGGAAACTTCGATCCGGCGCGCTATGTCGCCGTCGCGGAATTCCAGCAGGCGCTCAGCGAACTCAACACGCTCAAGATGGAGCGCGCGCGTGAGAAGGCCGAGCATGCGGTCGACGCGGCGATTCGCTCCGGCAAGCTGGTCCCGGCGCATCGCGAATGGGCGATCTCCTACTGCGCCGCCGATCCGAAGGGCTTCGCCGGGTTTGCCGCGCGTCAGCCGGTGGTGCTGCCGGGCGAGCTGAACTTAAGCGGCGATCCTCGCACGGCGCTGTCGCGATCGCATGTGGGCGCGATGCTGAGTAGGACCGAGATCGCGATCTGCAGTCTGCTCGGCGTCACGCCGAATGACTTCGTGAAGCGCAAGAGCAGCGGCGCCGATTTTCTGCGCCTCAACAAGGACCAGGCGGATCCCAATCTCTAACTCCAATCGAAGCGGCAAGGTGAAACAAAGATGGCGGCACTGACAACTTCTCGAAATACGCCTGAGATGGCCGACGGCGGACGCATCCGCGTCCTCAACGTCGAAGCGAACACGACGATCTTCCTGGGTGGCATGGTCGCGATTAACGCGAACGGCAACGCGGTTCCCGCCTCGGCGACCACCACCACGGCCAACGCGCTGAAGGTGATCGGACGCGCCGAATACGTCGTCAATGGCATCCCGGCGCAGAACGCGGTGAACAATCCCGGCGCGGCGGGCGCGATTCAGATCGCGGTGCGCAAGGGCGTCTTCATGTATGCGCAGGACAACTCGATCACCGCGCCGTCGGTCGCCAGCCCATGCTTCGCGCTCGATGACAACAACGTGACGGCCACCGATCGCGCCTCGGGAGCATCGGTGCAGCAGTACCCGGTCGCCGGCGAAGTGGTCGCGATCGACGCGTCGGGCGAGGTGTGGGTGAATTTCTGGAATCAGGCGACCGCGACCGCATAGGGCGATCTCGAACGATCAAGGAGTTAGAACCAAGATGGAAGTATCTGCGCAAAATCTATCCGCACTGTTCACCGGCTTCGATGTCGTCTTTCAGCGCGGCTTCGAAAAGCCGCCTTCATACTACGAATCGATCTGCTCGATCGTGCGGTCCGCCAGCCGTGTGAGTACCTATCCATGGCTGGGACGCACCACCAAGTTCCGCGAATGGCTCGGCGATCGCGTCATCCAGGCGCTCGAGGCGCACTCCTATACCATCGCGAACCGCAACTTCGAAGATACGATATCGATCGATCGCAACGACATCGAAGATGACACCTATGGCGTCTACGAGCCGATCATCGAGCAGCTCGGATGGGACACCAAGGTTCATCCCGACATGCTGCTCTTCCAGATGATCAAGAACTCGGTGACGACTCCTTCCAGCGTCGTCGGCTATGATGGCCAGCCCTTCTTTTCCGCCACTCATCCGGTAGGTCCGCTGGGACGTCCGGATGCTGATACGACCGCCTCGAACATCAATAGCTCGGGAACCGATCCTTATTGGTTCATTATCGACGCGTCACGCGCGATTCGTCCTTTCATCTTCCAGCTTCGGCGCGAGTATGCGGTAACGCGGATGAGTTCGATCACCGATGAGGCGGTCTTCAATCGGCGCGAGTTTCGTTACGGTGTCGATGGCCGCGCTAACACCGGAGTAGGTCTATGGCAGCTTGCCTACGCGAGCAACCAGGACTTATCGAATCCGGCGAACTACGGAGCAGCACGCGCTGCGATGCGTTCGCTGAAGACCGACGCTGCGATGCCGTTCGGCACACTATCCAGCGGCAAAGGCGTCTACCTCCTGGTACCTCCCGCGCTCGAAGAAGTGGGACGTCAGCTCCTCAACTCCGAATTCACCGCGGGCACCGGCGCCAGCTCCGGCGTCTCGACCACCAACATCTGGCGCAACAGCGCGGACCTGATCGTAAGCGAGTACCTGGCATAAGGAATGGCTGCCATGAGTTACGCGACGCCGCAGGACATCATCAATCGCTACCCGAATCGGGACCTGGTGCAGCTCACCAATGAGGATCCTACCGTTACGACGGTCAATACGACCGTGCTGCAACAAGCGCTCGATGACGCTTCGGCTGAGATAGATGGATACCTAAGCGGTCGCTTCGCCTTGCCTCTGACTGACGTACCCGAGGTGTTGAATCGGCTCGCATGCGACGTAGCGATCTATCGCCTTCAGTCGCTGCGGCCTATCCACGGCCTCGCGGACGCGCGGCGTCGCTATGACGATGCGATCGCGATGCTGACCCGAGTCGCCAACGGCGAGATGACTCTAGGTGTAGGCGCCGATGGTAATGAGACCGCGATCGCGCAAGGTGTCGAACAGGCGGCCGAACCAAAACGCGTTTTCAGCCGCAAGCGCATGAGAGGGTTCTAGGATCATGGGAGTTGTTCTCGACGGACCATGGGTAGGGCAGCAGTTCTCGCCGCCCACACCTATCGATATCGCCACCATCGAGACGGCGATCGTCACGCGTCTGCAAGCGATGGTGACGTCGATCGAGATCGTTCACTTTCCCGACAATCCCCGGAACTACCGTTTGACGCATAGAATCGGCGCGGCGCTGGTCGTATATCGCGGCTCCGACTACGGACCGGTGCTGGACACCGGGTCGATCATCCAGGAACGCAAAATGGAGTTCGACATCACCGTGCTCGTACGCGACCTGGGATGGGCGGTAGGTGGACCTCCGGCAGCGACCTCCCCCGGAGCGTACGCCATCCTGGAAGCGATCCGCGCCGCGCTGACCGGATACCGGGTGCCGGGCGCCCGCAAGACCTACATGGTGCGCGAGAAGTTTGTGGAGCGCGACACTCAGGGCGGCGTATGGATCTATCTGCTTACGATTGCGCTCTCGACGATGGCGGTACAGCCCTCGACTGCGGATAACTTCCCACTCTTCATCAAGGGTGTAGCTCTGGAAGCCAACGGCGAAAGTACCGTAACTGTCGGCGCGACCGAGTTCACCTTCAACTCGCAGGATCAGATTCAACTTCCCGAGGGAAACATCGTAACAGTCGCGGTCAGCACACTTAGCGGGTCAGCTTTCGTAGCAGGGACAGACTTCACCCTCGATTCGGTAAATGGAATCGTAACGCGCACAACATCGGGCGGAATTGCCGCCGGCGCCTCAGTCAACATCGCATGGAGCTATGCAGATGAGGCAGTAGCTTCGGCAGGCGAGACCGCGCCAGTCGCATAACGGTCGTAGTCCCAGCAGGAATCAAATCAAGGTCGAAACGGTGAAACAATGCCAGTAAGCTTCTTACATGGAATCGAAGTAATCGAAGTGGATAGTGGCCCGGTTCCGGTCACAGTAGTCAAGACCGCCGTCATCGGTTTGGTCGGCACCGCACCTGGCTGGGCGGTTCAGGCTCCCGCGACCGCGCCGGCAGTCAACGCACCGACGCTGGTGTCATCGGCGCTCGATGCGGCGAACTTCGGTCCCATCGTGCAGGGCTATACGATCCCGTATGCGCTTGCCGCGATCCAGGATCAAGGCGCGGGACAGGCGATCGTCGTCAACGTGTTCGATCCGACGCGGCACTACACCTCGGTCGCTGCTTTGGCGTCGACCTTCAATGCTCAAGGCGCGATTAATCTCGCGCATATGGGCGTGTCGAATGTCGTTGTCACCAGCGATCCGGCCGGAACCACCTACGTCGCTAACACCGACTATACACTCGATCCCATAAATGGAGTGGTGACGCTGATTCCTACTTCGTCCGGCGGCCACATCGCGCCGGGAGCGACGGTACTGGTGTCGTTCAACTATGCGGATCCGACCAAGGTTCAGGACTCCGACATCATCGGCGCGGTTACCAGTGGCGTCTACACCGGCATTCAGGCATTGCAGACCACCTACGGCACCATG